TTAATCTGCGTCTGATGATACAGGCCGCCCTTCAACTTCATTTCCATTTCTTCCGTCAATATTTCTAATAGATTCATGGCTTTGGACAGGACTCCTTGACCGATTGCTTATGTGGATAGTTTAGCAAATTCCGCTACCAAGCTTGGTGTTACTAAAAAAACTCTTGCACCCCAACCCTTCTTATGATAAGCTAAAGCCAAGAGAATTTAAGCAAACAGCGGTGTACCACCTGATGGGGCGACCACCCCACCAGGCAAGGATGGTAGTGCAGCTACCACACAATACAGATTTCTCTGCGATACACATTTTTATTATAGTCCAGCGGACTTATATTTTCAAGGAAAATGTGGATAGCGGGAGTAGTCTGGCCTTTGCATAAAACGAGGGTAAGTGTGGATACGCGCTTACACAATCATGTCAAGCAAATGTTTCAAATTTTTCAAAACTTTTTTCTCCATAATTCATCAGCATATAATCCCCCGAACCTTTTAACATGACCGCCTGAACGCCCATACAATCTCTATTGCGCCATTGCCATGCACTATTATCTTGTCGATGAAGTCTTCGACGACCCCTCGGCTCAGTCCGTCTATGACAGAACACCCCGGAATCCCCCTCATGCTTTCTCCCTCGCGGGAATAAGCGTACTCGGTGGCCCTGATGTCATCCTGATATTTCACGATTATTTCTTCCAGCTTGCGGACTTCCTGCCCACTCTCAGCCGCCAAGCGCTTGTATTCCCCGGCATCCATTTCGCCACCGGCATAGCTTTCATATGCCAGCATCGCCCCGTTTTCCAGTTTCCAGATAGAGTTGCGGACATCCCGCACCTTGTCATCCAGCAGCGCCAGGCGGCTTTTCAACGATTCCCTGACTGCCCTGCTTATTTCGCCTAGATCCGCCTGCTTCACCAGCTCCATCCGGAGCATGGCAAGGATGGTGCTTTCCAGCGCGTCAACCCTCACGGGACGGCAGCAATCACCGCCACTCTTCATGAGCCGTGTCCGGCATGTATATTGACCGCCATGCCCCGTTGAATACCACATCGCATAGCCACAACCCCCGCACCGTACCCTACCCCTGAGCGGATGCCCCTGAACCCCGGATCGGACATCGCATTTCTTTCGTTCCTTTTTGCGTTGGGCCTTGTCAAACAGGCTTTCGGGGATGATGGCCTCATGGTGATCCCGTACCGTGATCCATTCACTTTCGGGCTTGTTCCTCCGCATGTTGCTTCCCGGTGATACCATTTCCGACTTGTTGTAGACATGCTCGCCGAGATAGACGCGGTTTTTCAGGATGTTCCTAACCTGCACGGATGACCACAGGGCAGCTCCCGTCCTCCTGCCCGCCAGTTCATGGGCGGTCGGGATGCCGTTGCCATTAAGCCGTCTCGCGACTTCCGCGTCCGTGAGGCCATCTGCCGCCAGTTTAAAGATGTTCCTGATAATCGCGGCGGCTTTGTCATTGGCCCTGATCAGGTTTTTGCCGCCGGGCACTTTTTCATAACCGAGCGGCGGCCTCCCGTTCATGTATTCGCCGTTATTGCACCTGCTCCTGATGACCGTCTTCATTTTCACGGACAGGTCGGCTGAATAGATGCTGTTGCGTAGCGTCTTGAACGCCGTGCCGATGTCCGCCGTCGTTCCTTTGTGATTTTCGCTGTCATAACCGTCGCCCACGGCGATGAACCTGATGCCGTAAAAAGGCAGGATGTGGTCGAGGTAATCGCCCATCACGACATAATCACGGGCAAACCGTGAAAAATCCTTGACTGCTATGCAGCCCACCATGTCCCGCTTCATGTCGTCGATAAGTTCCGTGAAGGCAGGGCGTTTTATGGTCATGCCGGAATAGCCGTCGTCGCGGTACTCGCGGATTTCCATTCCGGCGAGTTCCGGGATATTCCTGATATGGTCATGGAGCAGCAGCCTCTGGTTGGTGATGCTGTTGCTTTCGCCGCCGTTCCCGTCATCCTCTGACAGGCGGAGGTAAATCGCCAGTATCTTCATGCCATCCCCTCCATCATCCCCATGTCGAACGAATAGCTGATTTCGACACGCTTGTCCGGCAACAGGCATATTTTTTTCACCAACACGTCCAGCAGTTCCCTGTCGGGTACACGGGTTTTTTTGAACCTCATAAGCCCGGCGACGGCCCTGGCGCGTCTTTCTGCCTCACCGTCATGGGCCGCAAGCCGCCGTGCCAGTATGTCGTGTTCACGCTCCAGTCTTTCCCTCTCGGCGGCATGTTGCGCCTTCATGTCGGCGTATTCCCCGGTGCTGATCCTGTTTTCGCGGTAATCCCTGTAGAGGTCGCCCTCCAGTGCCCCTCGCCGTGCCATGTCCCGATTTGTTATATATAACAAGTCTTCAAGCTCCTTTTTCCGCGCTGTGCCGTGCCCATCATTCAAGGCCGTGTATTTTCGAGGTTTTTCGAGGAATGGAGCAAACTCTTTCTTCAATGCCGCGATGAGGATGGCGTCGAGGTCGGTGCCGCTGATGGACTTACAGGGGCATCTGCTTTCAAGCCCCCTGTCCCTGGAGTTCGGACAGCGGTAGTTTTCGTATGGCCTGGCCGTGCCATCCGCCAGTCTGCGTGTCTGCGTGGAGCGCTCAAGCTTCAGCCCGCAGATGCCGCAGTGGATGACTTTCGCATGGATGCTTTCCTTGGTCGCACCACCGTCCGGCTTCTTCACGCTCCGCCGTCCGTTGCCCGCCGCCAAGAGTTCCTGCGCCTTTTTGAAGACATCGGCATCCACCGTCGCCTCGTGGTTGTTTTCCCTGCGCGTCCATGTGGACGGGTCGTTGCGGACGTATGATCCCCTGTCGCAACTGGTCTGTCCCAGCACCATCGTCCCGATGTGCGCCTCATTTCTTAGGCAGGCCATGACCCCGCCGGTACACCATTCTTTCTGCTCCTGTCCTTCAGCGCAGTAAACCTCCCGTGTGCGCCAGTATACGGTCGGGGGATTTATCCGCCGCCTCGTCAGTTCCCTTGCGACGGCGGCCAGGCTCTTTTTCTCTAGGTACAGATCGAACATGAGCCTGACCACCGCGCCTGTCTCCGGATGGACGATGGGCTTGCGGTCACGGTCGCCCTCATCGTGGGTGTATCCATACGGCATCGCCCCGCCGATGTAGGCCCCGCGGTCCTGCCGCTGTCTGATTTGCAGCCTAGTCTTTTCCGAGCAGTCGCCCGCATACATGTCATTGACGAGGTTTTTGATGTTCATCGAGATTTTCCGCTCGCCGGCATCGGCGGCAGCCGTGTCGAATCCGTCCGTCACGGCGATGAAGCGGATGCCGAGGAAGGGGAAAATCTTCTCGATGTAGTTTCCCGCCTCGATGTGGTTGCGCCCGAAGCGCGAAAGGTCCTTGACGATGACGCAGTTGATGTTCCCGGCCTTGATGCCCTGCATCATCCGCTCGAACCCATCCCGCTTGAAGTTTGTGCCGGTCTCGCCGAGGTCGATGTAGACGCCCTCAAGCTCGACCCGCTCCTCGGTTGCCCGCAGACTGTCCAGGTGGCCTTTGGCAATGTCAGTCTGCGAGTCGATTGACCCGTTCTTTTTTTCGTCCGTGTCGCATGAAAGCCTTGCGTATATCGCAGCTTTGTAAAGGATTCCGGCGTTTCCGGGTACGGCGGGCACAAGGCCCGTCGCGATGCGTTTTGAGATTCTAGGCATGTAACACCGTCCTTTCCTGCGGCATGGCAATTCCGCTTTTGCCCATGCCGTGACCCAGGCCCGCGGCGGCCTTGTATTCATCATGGAAGTTGAAGGTTATCTCGATTCGCCTGTCACCGTGGCAGTGGATGCGGTGGACGAGGCTGACGAGGGTGCGGCGGTCAAGTTCGGCGATTTCGAGGCATTCCCTGAACCTTTCGAGCCTGGCCCCGGCGGCTATCCCGTCCTTCAGGAGCCTCTTTATGAGCAGTTCTTGGTTGGCGATGGCGGTGTCGAGCTGCCTGACCCTGGCATCGTAGCCGCGCATGAGCCTTTCAAATTCATCCTTGGTCAGTATTTCACCCCGCAGGTCCTCGTAAAGCCCGGAAGACAGCCCGTAATATCTGTCGCGCTCCCGCCTGAGCCTCGCCATCTCGCCGTCGTGTCTAGCCACGGTGTCAAAGTTGGCCTCCCTGCGGTTTATCTCGTCAAGGATGCCGGACTGCTCCAGGTAAAGGCTGGCGTAGTTGCGGCACTCGTCCGTCACCAGTTCGCGGAGCACCGTGTCGCCGATGGCGTTCCGTTTGCATCCGTCGCCCCTGTTGTTGGTCGAGCAGATGTAGGCGACGCTTGCCTTCCCCTTGTGGCGGTTGACACGCCTTATCATCTGCTCCCCGCAAAGTCCGCAGAAGAGGAGGCCGGAGAAGAAGCTGGCCCCGCCGTCAGTGGGGGAGACCCTGCTGTCGCTCGCAAGAAGGTTCTGGACGGCGCGGAAGTCGTCGGCGTCGATGATCGCCTCATGGGTGTTTTCCACCTTGACCCACTCGTCCTTGTGCCTGGTGACGGACTTGTCCACCTTGTAGTTAATTTTTTCGGTCTTGCCCTGTACCATGTGGCCGAGGTAGGCTTCGTTTGTCAACACCCGCAGCACCGACTTGGCCTGCCATTTCCCGGTGCCGTTTGCCGCGAAGCCGCATCTGAAATTCTCGCCGCTTTGCCGTTTGTGCTCCATCGGGGACAGTATCCCCAGCCCGTTGAGCCTCGCGGCGATGGCATTGGCGCTCAGCCCGTCAATCTTCCAGTTGAAGATGTCCCTGACCACCCGGGCGGCGTAACTGTCCGGGACGTAGCGGCTTTTGTTGTTTGCGTCCTTCACGTACCCATAGGCCGCGAACGCGCCGATGCAGTCGCCGCGCTGGATTTTCATCCGCTTCTGGCTCCGCACCTTCGTGGATATGTCGCGGCAGTAGGAATCGTTGATGAAGTTCTTGACCGGGATGATGATGGAACGCTCCGAGTGGTCGGCGGTGTCGCTGTCGTAGTTGTCGCCCAGGGCGATGAAGCGGATGCCTTTCCGGGGGAACAGCACCTGGATGTGCCGCCCCGCTTCGATGTAATCGCGACCGAAGCGCGAAAGGTCCTTCACGATGACGCAATCCACATGTCCCGCCTCGATGTCGCCGAGCATCCTTTTGAACTCCGGGCGGTTGAAGTTCGCGCCGGAATAACCGTCATCGACATAGACGTCATACAGTTCCATGTCGTCATGCCCGCGTATGAATTCCCTGATGATCTCACGTTGGTTGGAGATTGAGTTGCTCTCCGTTTTAAGGCCATTGCCCGTGCCGCCGCCAACGTCCGTGCTTTCCGCATGGTCGTCGCGCGACAGCCGCAGGTACATGGCCGCGTTATGGGGTTTGTTTTTCATCTTCACGCTCCTGACTTTGTTGTCCGGTCATGCGCCCGTCCCACGGGGCGCTGCCGGCAAGGCCGGGGCTTCCGATGATTCAGTCCTGGCCTTAACCTATCATGGCCCCCAGGCTTTGGCAAGCCGCTCAACACCTGATTTCCGCGAGGCCGCTTACGTGTTTTTTCATCTTGTCGTTGACCGTCGCGTCCGTGTCGGCGTAGGAGACCTTGACGATGTAGTCGCCGTGCCTGTTAAAAAACACGTTGCCGGCCTGCGCGGCGTATTGCCGCATTTTATCCGGGACGCTTTGCCCCGCGTCTATCCTTATGTCCCTGATGTCCGTGAGGTCTTCTATGTTGACGGCCAGTATGTCCACTGCCCCCATCCTTTCCAGTTCTTCAATCGTCATGTCCATGCCATGCCCCTTTCCCCGGCCCGCGCGGGCGGTCATTTAATGGAAGCGGCAGCTTTTCCCGACTTGGGAAAAGGCCGCATGTGTTTGTCATTCAAAATACCCCGCCGGCTTCCTCGCTTTGAAGAAGTCACTGATGTCGTTTATGCTGTCCGTCATGCGGCAGTCCGGCAGGGCATCAAGGACGCGCTTACGGTAGTTGCCATTCCTGCTTGCGCGGCAGTCCAGTATGGCGGCCACGCCCGTGTCCGTCTCGCTGCGGATCAGGCGTCCGAAGCCCTGTTTCAGCTTGATCAGCATGTCCGGCACGAGCACCCCGTCCAGGTAGGCATTGAAGTCAGGATATAGTGACTGCTCGTATTCGCTGATGGCGTCGGGGGCCTGGAAGGGTAGCTTGACGATTATCAGCATCGAAAGGGTGTCGCCGGGGATGTCTATGCCCTCCCACAGCGCACCGGAGGCGAGCAGTATGCCGTTTCCCGCCTTCTTGAACTGCGTGATGGTGGCGGTGCTGCCGCGCTCAAGGCGCATCAGCGGGTAGGGGATGTTCATTTCCGACAAAGCGGCATGGACGCGGCCAAGCGTGTTGTAGGAGGTGAACAGCACGGCGGCGTGGCCGTGCGAGGCTTCGGTGAGCCGCCGGATTTCCTCCGCCAGGGCCTCGATGTAACGGGGGTTCCGGCCATCGGGGAATGGCACATTTTCGCTCGTGTATATTAGTGTGTTGCACCGGTGGTCGAAGGGCGACGGCTTGCTGGCCGTCGCGACCATCTTCCCGGCCATGTCAAGGCCGAGCGTGGCCTTCGTGCGGGTAAAATCACCGTCGGCTGACAGCGTTCCCGACGTGAGCACCGTGGGGATGCCTTTCTTCCATATGTCACGGTACAGGTACTTGTGCAGCTCCTTGGGGATGGAGCAGAGCGCGACCTCCCCGTCGGGATCGGTCTCGAGCCAGCATATGTTTTCCCCGCCCCGGATGAAGGCATCGGCCTTTTCCCTGATTTCTTTTATGTCCTCGAGCAGTCGGTTTACCCGGCCTTGCAGGTGTTCGGGCATGTGCCCGGCTTTCAACTGGCCGTGGAGCCTCCCGGCTATGACGCGGATGTTCCTTAAATGCCTTGCGGCCACGGGGTCAATCTCGACACCGTGACGCTCCACGTCCTCGTCCAGCCCGGCCACGGCATCGGATATGAGTCGGTAGAACAGCCGCCTGTTTTCATCGGCCAGCTTCTTTGCCGCATTTCGGATTGCCCCATGCGGCATCTTCGCTGATGGGTGGATGGAGTCAAGCCCGCGGAGGATGTCCTCGGCCAGTCCACCTTGCAGTTCGTGGCCGTACATCGAGCGGGCCGCCGCGAGGAACTTGTGGGCCTCGTCTATGACCGCCACCTGGTAATTGGGCAGCAGCGGCCTTTTGCCCTCCCCACGACCCATCACGTCGGCAAGGAAGAAGTTGTGGTTGGTGATCTGGATGTCCACGGTCGTGTCCTCCGATTCCCGGACGAAACCACGGTAGCGGCATATTTCCCTACAGGGGCAACGGTCACTGCAACGTCCTGGTACGCTGATGATCTTTTTCACATGGGCGCAGAGCCCCGTGACCTCACCGAGGTCTATGGCCGCCTTCGGGTCGAGCAGACTTATGAGGACTTCCCTGGTTTCATGGACGCCCTCATAAGGGATGTGCGAGCGCAGACGGTGGTCGCAGACGTAGTTCGAGCGTCCTTTGCGTGAAGCGACTGTGAGGGGTGTACTTATGATGCCGTTCTCCATCAGTATTCCCGACAGCTCCGGGATGTAATCCCGGACAAGGGCTTTCTGCAATGCCATCGTCGAGGTGGTAATCAGGATCGGCATGTCCGCCATCTCCGCGTAGCTTGCATCAGGATAATATGCCTTGTTCCAGTAATCGTTCATGCGCCCCCTTTTCGCGATGATTGCGGCGATGAGGTAGGCGTGGGTCTTGCCGGTGCCGACCTGGGCCTCGGCAAGGATGATCCTGCGGCGGCAGATTGTGTCCATGACGCACTCCGCCAGTCCGATCTGTTCACCGCGGATCTGGTAGCCATGCCGTGGCAGGATGTTCCTGAACACGGTGCCGAGTATTTCCCGGCCTTCTTCCCTGCTGAGTGCCTGGCCGGGGGCGCGGTCAATCAGGCGGCCCGTGTTTTCATTGGTTTTTTCTTTTTCCATTCGTGTGTCTCCCTGTGTCCGTGCTTGGAGGCTTTGTGTTGTAGCGCAACCTCCCGGCTACGCTACAATGGCAAAGCCGCCAAACATGAGATGATTTTTATGGTTTGCGGTGCCATGCTGCTTTTCCTGGGGACACGGGGCTGCGGGTTCGGGCCCGCACACGGAAGCTCCCGCGGCCCTCTTTCAGACCGCACGACGCTTCCCCGATTCGCGCCTCCGCGCGTTCCGGCCCCGGTTTTCTCGGGGGAGTACCATTATCGGGCCATGCGTTGTGGATACCTAAACCCCGTGACTGGTTGCGTCACGGGGAATGTGCGCTCGCGCCCTTCATGGGCGGTCGTGGCGCCCGGCATGGCCGGGAAGTTCCCTGTGTACCGTATGACCGTCCGCGGACGGTGTTTGTCATGGTGCCGTGGGGGATGGCTTTCCGGGGTGGGCGGCCCCGGAAAAAGATCCCTCTACTTACTAGCCTTGAAAAACGCTGATTATACCCCCTCGGTGAAAAATATTTTTATTTTTTTCCTGGCCGCCTTGATGTGCTTGTTCACATTTTTCTGGGCGATGCCCAGCTCGTCGGCGACAGACTGCTGCGTCCTGCCGCCAAGTTCGGTTTCGATGAAGCAGAAACGCTGCATGTGGGTCAGTCTTTCTAGGGCGGTTCTGAGGTCGTTTATGATGCCGGCCATGTCCGGTATGTTCCGGGGTTTACAGGGTATTTCCGCGCTTTCATCGACGGTGTTCAGGCTGATCGGTGTTCCCGGCGCGTATTTGTGGTCATTCCTGATATGCCTGCGGTTGGCATTGGCTTCCTCTGTGTCCAACTGTTCAAGAAGGCCGTGCCATTTTTCATCAACCTCGATGGTGACAAGGCCCAGGACGGTCCTGTATGTGTATTTCATGGTTTTTCCTCCATTCGTTTTTGGGTGGCAAAATGAAATGAATGGAGGGATGGCGGCGAACGGCAACGGGAGAGCCGCATACGGGAAAAAGACGCAGATGCCATATGGATTTCCTTTGGAGGTCATGGCGAAACTGCGGTATTCACGACATGCTTGTGATAAGCGATGGGGCCGGAGGGGACGGGCGCAGCTTGCCTGTTTGTGACGGATGGCGGCCAGGGCCATCATCCAGGTATTGTGCCGAGTGGCGAAGATAAAATACGGATATGTCGTTCTTTTGCGCCAATGCGCAATGTCATGTCAGGGCTTCTCTTACTGCTTGAGGTGGAAACTTGTGCTGAAAAGCACGGGATCGCGGAACTTCGATGTTCCGCGAGAAATGGGATATGATTTTCTTGGAATCACTATTTACTTACTTTGTGTGTCGCTTTGCATGATCGAACGTTGATTTTAATAAGAGTATGGGTATATTGCCTCCTTTCTGTCAATAATTTGCTTCGGAGGATGTCGGCAGACGTGCCGGCGACCGATATGGTCGTGGATTAATTAAGACGGGCTTATTGCCTCATTCATCGTCGAGCAGGGCCTCATTGATCTCCGGGAAGTCAAAGAACTCTGTGAGTGTCATTCCCAGGCCCTGCGCCAGGCGGTGGATGGTCCTTACTTTAGGAATCTTGGTGTTTTCCCTCATGATGTTGTCTAGCGTCGATTGGTTCATGCCGGATAGGGTGGCAAGCTTGTTGATGGTAATATTTCGTTCCCAGCACAATCCCAATATCCGCTCTGATATTATTTGCGAATAAGTCATGTACAGCACACCTTGTCTGAGTTTTAGTTTGTACTCAGTATAGCAAGCGTGGGGTGGTCTTATTACCCGTGATAGGGTAACTTTAGGAAAATTTTCGATTTACGGTGATTGCGGGGATATGCGATTTCGCCGCCACATAATTTTAATCACCGTGATTGATTTCCTTTATAACCTATTTCACTCCCAAACTCATAAAAAGCACCCATTTCGTTGAAAAGCCATGAAACTTCGTAAGCGTCTAATAGCAGGGCGCATTCCACGACGGCGCGTCCTGCGCTACAATTGACCCAACAAAGTTGGAGGGGTTGAAAAAGTTGCACAACTTTTTCAACCGGAATGGAGGGCGATTGTATGGACACAAGAAAAGCCACGGCCGAATACCGTCTGGCCGGCTGGGCGCAGACCATCCGGGAACGCATGGAGAGCGGCGAGACGGTCAAGGCATTCTGCGAGGGACGCGGGATAAGCCGGAACGCATATTTTTACTGGTTGCGCAAACTGCGCGGGGCGGCCTGCGCCCAGATGCCGCCGACGGCACGCGGGGGAGGGGCGGTGGCGGAGTGCCCGCCCGCCCCGGCGGGATGGGTGGCCTGTCTGCCGCCGGCGGCGGAGGGAAGCGGCGGCTTGGTCGTCGAGGTGGGGAAATGCCGGGTGGCCGTCACGGCGGACACCGACCCCGGCCTGCTCGGCGGCGTCC